GAAGGACGAGAAAAGGTAAGAGAAATTACCGAAAAAGAAAACGATTCAATTATCGTTGCTTCTTATGGAACATTTAGTACTGGTATTAATATTAAAAATCTCCATAATATTATTTTTGCTAGTCCAAGTAAATCAAGGATAAGAAATTTACAATCTATCGGTAGAGTTCTCCGAAAAGGTGAAAATAAAACCAAAGCAGTTCTTTATGATATTGCTGATGATATTACTTACAAATCAAAAAAGAATTATACTTTAAATCATTTAATTGAAAGAATTAAAATTTACTCAGAAGAAAAATTTAACTATGAAATTATACAACTAGATTTTAAAAAATAAATGGAAGAAGAATTTTATGCTATCATTAAATTAATATCAGGAGAAGAAATATTATCTAAAGTTTGTCCTTGTGATGAGGATGATAGAATTATTTTAATCTTAGATGATCCTATCATTATGGAAACTATATTGATTCGTAAACTTGAAATGACTACGATTAAAGTTACTCCTTGGATAAAATTCTCTAATAATAGAATGTTTGTTATGGATATGAAAAATGTCATAACAATAACAGAAGTTGATGATGAAGATTTAATTCACATTCATCAAAAGTATGTTAGAGAAAAGAATAAAAAATCTAATAAAAGTGAACTCACTTCTAAAATGGGTTACTTATCATCTATTGCTGATGCCAGAATAACCTTAGAAAAACTTTATAAATCTATTTAAAGATATAATTTATCTTCAACCCTAACAGAGTGATTATAGACACATTTGTTATAGTTGTCAACTATTGTTATTGTGTGTTATAATAAAGAAAAGTAATTAGTTATGTTAACTTCAAAAATGAGTAAAGTAAAAAAAAATCCACATTATGTAAATAATAAAGATTTTCACGATGCGTTGATTAATTATAAAATTAAAGTGAATTCGGCAAAGGAAAAAGGATTACCCAATCCAATCATTCCTAATTATTTGGGGGATTGTTTTTTAAAAATTGCTACTCATTTATCATATCGTCCAAACTTTGTAAATTATATGTATCGTGAAGATATGATTTCAGATGGTATTGAAAATTGCGTTCAGTATATTAATAACTTTGATGTAGAACGTACAAATCCATTTGCGTATTTTACACAGATTGTTTATTACGCATTTTTACGTCGCATCCAAAAAGAAAAAAGACAAATGGAAATCAAAGAAAAAATCATTGAGAGAAGTGGTTTTGACCAATTGTTTTCATCTGATGGAAATTCTAGCAATTCTTCTGATTATAATACAATTAAAGAAAATATTCAGATTAAACTTTACCAATGAAACTGGGTTTAATAACAGATACCCACTATGGGTTTCGCAAAGCAAATAAAGCATTTCATGAGTATTTTTCTAAATTCTATGATGAAATATTTTTTCCCACATTAAAGAAAAATAAAATCAAAACAGTCATTCATTTGGGTGATGCTTTTGATAATCGTAAAGGAGTTGATTATTGGGCTCTTGATTGGGCAAAGGAAAATGTTTATGATAGATTTCAAGATTTAGGAATTACTGTTTATAATATTGTGGGAAATCACGATGCTTATTATAAAAACAGTAATGAAATTAATGCGATAGATACACTTCTCCAACAATATTATAATGTAGTTAGAGTTTCTAGACCAGCAGAATATACTATTGAGGGAATGAAAACAGTTCTTCTTCCTTGGATATGTACTGATAATGAAAAAGAAACTTTTGAACTTCTTGAAAACACAGAAGCAAAAGTTATTTTTGGTCATCTTGAACTGAATGGATTTTCAGTTTATCCAGGGCACATTCACGAAGAAGGACTAGATAAAAAAGTATTTCAAAAGTTTGAAAGAGTTTATTCTGGGCATTATCATACTCGTAGTGATGATGGTAAAATCTTTTATCTTGGAAATCCATACCAAATGTTTTGGAATGATTTGAATGATAAAAGAGGATTTCATATTTTTGATACTGATGATTATAAACTAGATTATTATCAAAATCCTTATACAATGTTTGAACGAGTTTATTATGAAAATAATAATCCAAAAGATTTTGACGCATCACATTTAACTGATAAAATGGTTAAAATTGTTGTTCGTCAAAGAGATGATTATAAAATGTTTGATAAGTTTGTGGATTCAATAGTTAAAGTGAATCCATTAGAACTTAAAATTATTGAGAATGTTGATGTTTATGATGAAGATGTAAATTGCGATGAAATTCCAACAGAGGATACATTAAGTATTTTGGATAAATATGTTGAAGAGTCAGAATTTGAATTAGACAAGAACACTATTAAAAAACTCTTGAGGGAATTTTACAAAGAAGCAATGGAAGTGGAATGATGTTTTTACTCACTATCGCAGAAAAAGAAGAAGAAGGAGCATACGCAGTATCTGATGAATATGGTGAAAAGGCTTTGTACTTTTTTGAAGAAGAGGATGATGCGGAAAGGTATTCTGGTCTTCTGGTGGCGGAAGATTACCCAGAAATGACTGTGGTAGAAGTTGATGATGAGGTGGCGATAAAGACTTGTGAGATGTATGGATATAATTATGTTATAATTACCCCAAATGAATTTGTGATACCACCAAGAGATTATGATACTATTCAAACAAATCGCATATCGTAACTTTCTTTCTTCTGGAAATCAAGCAACAGAAATAAAATTTACAGATACGCAAACTACATTAATTGTTGGTGCGAACGGTTCAGGCAAGAGTACTATGCTGGATGCTCTTTGTTTTGGCTTATTTAATAAAGCATTTCGTAAAATTACCAAAGGGCAACTGGTCAATTCAACCAACGAAAAGGAATGTTTGGTTGAGATTGATTTTAGTATTGGAACAAAAGAATACAAAATAAAAAGAGGTATTAAACCAAATGTTTTTGAGATTTGGATTGATGGTGCTTTACAAAATCAAGCAGCATCATCGGCAGACCAACAAAAACAACTAGAAGATAATATTTTAAAATTAAACTATAAGTCATTTACTCAAATTGTAATTTTGGGTAGTGCTTCCTTTGTTCCTTTTATGCAATTATCCACAGCACATCGTAGAGAAGTTGTAGAAGATTTGTTGGATATTAAAATCTTTTCTGCGATGAATGCAGTCATTAAAGATAGAATTAAAAATACAAATGATAAAATTAAAGAACTTTCTTTGAAGCAATCTATGACCGAAGAAAAGGTTGAGATGCAAAAAGAGTTTATTGAGAGTGTTGAAAAAAGTGGTAAAGAAAATATAGAAAAGAAAAGAGATAAAATCACTTCTATTGCCACTTATACCGACCAATTAACAGCAGAGAATACACAGAAGGTAGAGGAAGTATCAAATACTCTTCAACCCCAGTTGGAGAACCTTTTGGACGCATCTAAGAAACTAAAACAACTTTCTAATTTAAAAGGTAAGATTTCAGAAAAAGTATCAAGTATTACAGAACAACATAAGTTTTTTAGTAATAATTGGGTATGCCCTACTTGCACTCAAACTATTGAAGAAGAATTTAGATTAAATAAAGTGAATGAATCTGAAACCAAAGCAAAGGAACTTCAGCAAGGTTATAATGAATTGAAAGAAGCAATCCAACAGGAGGAAAAGAGAGAACGTGAATTTAATGTCGTTTCTAAAAATATTAGCTCCCTGAATAATGAAATTTCAAATAATAATGTTAAAATTTCTCAACTTAATAAACAATCAAGAGACCTTGACCAAGAAATTCAAGACATTACCAACAAAATTAAAAATAAAAATACTGAAAGAAAAGTATTAATTGATTTAGAACAAACTTTGGATTTAATTCAAACAGAGAAATCAAAGAATAAAGAAGATGTTTCTTATTTTGACTTTGCACATTCACTAATGAAAGATGGTGGTATTAAGGGTAAAATTATTAAGAAGTATCTTCCTCTTATGAACCAACAGATTAATAAGTATCTGCAAATGATGGACTTTTATATTAATTTTACTCTTGATGAAGAGTTTAATGAAAAAATCAAATCTCCTATTTACGAGGATTTTACTTATGAAAGTTTTAGTGAAGGAGAAAAAATGAGAATCAATCTTGCGATTTTATTTACTTGGATTGAAATTGCTAGAATGAAGAATAGTATTTCAACAAATCTTCTTATTTTAGATGAAATTTTTGATAGTTCTTTGGACTTTATGGGAACGGATTATTTCACAAGAATTATTAAGTATGTAATAAAAAATACTAATATATTTGTGATTTCACATAAGACAGACGAATTAATTGATAAATTTGATAGAGTTATCAAATTTGATAAGGTTAAGGGATTTAGTAAAATGGTTGACTGACCTTTGGTTCTTTGGTATGATTGGTGAAGGTAAATGTGCCTTATGAACTACACAACTTTTACTATTACTATGCCTGAAAATACAAACGCTAATGGTTTCTGGAAATACAATGAAGATAAAATCCTGAAACAACTTGAAGAATATATTGCTGGCACTTATAGTCAGCATTATGTTGATAGGACTGGTGGAGGAACAGAACAAACACTAGATAAAATCAAACACAATCGTCGTGAAGGTTTCTGTGCTGGTAATGTAACCAAGTATATTGACCGTTATGATACTAAAGGAACACCACGAGCAGACTTGTTTAAGGTGCTTCATTATACTATTCTTTTGATTAACCATCTCAATCTCGTTGAAAACAAGTGAAACCCAATCCCCAAACCATGAAACTTTCTGAATCTACTATTACTATTCTAAAAAACTTTTCTTCAATTAATCAGTCTATTCTGGTTAAAAAAGGTTCCAAACTCCGCACAATTTCTGTGATGAAAAACATTCTTGCAGAGGCAACAATCAAAGAAGAATTCACGAAAGATTTTGCAATTTATGACCTCAATCAATTTCTAAATGGACTAGGACTACATCAAGACCCAGACCTTGATTTTGAGAATAATTCGCACGTTATTATTCGTGAAGGAAAACGTCGTGTAAAGTATTTCTTTGCTGACCCAGAAGTAATTGTATCACCACCAGAAAAAGAAATTTCACTTCCTTCTGAAGATGTTTGTTTTCAACTAGAACATTCGCAACTTGATAAACTCATCAAAGCAGCATCAGTTTATCAACTTCCAGACCTTTCTGTTGCTGGTGGTGCAGGTGTAATTCGTTTGGTTGTTCGTGATAAAAAGAACGACACCTCCAACGAATATTCTATTGTGGTTGGTGAAACTGATAAAGAATTTACTTTCAACTTTAAGGTAGAAAACATTAAGATTATTCCTGGTTCTTATGATGTGGTTGTGTCAGAAAAACTTCTATCAAAATTTACAAATGATAAGTATAATCTTTCTTATTGGATTGCACTAGAACCTGATTCCAATTTTTCTTGATTTTTTATTTTATATTATGAATATCTTCGTGAATGATCAATGTCCCGTTCTTTCTGCCGTGGCACTTCCTGACAAACATATAGTGAAGATGCCCCTGGAGACCTGTCAAATGGTCTCTGTAATCTTCTCCAAGTGGTATTATGATTGGGGCACCATTCCCAAGAAGGACGGCACCCCATATAGTACAGAGAAGGGTGCGTTCCGCAATCATCCCTGTACTCAATGGGCAGCAAAATCCCACGAGAACCTTGCCTGGTTGATTCGGCACGGATTTGCTCTTTGTGATGAGTATCGGCATCGTTATGAAAAAGACCACGCTTGTATGAAAGGACTTGAAGTAGCGGAGAATATCTTTGCTACTTCAAGTGGAAAAGAAATCTCTATCTACAAAAATGTGGTAGAATTTACGAGGGCAATGCCTGATGAGTGGAAGCACGATGTAACAATTGATACATTTGATGCATATAAAAGATATATTTCCTCAAAAACTTGGGTAAAAAACAATTATCTTCGTATCCCTGAAAGACGACCGCAATGGATCTAAATTGTGATAGAATGTAATGGAAGACTATTTTTTTCGCCCTTCAAAAGAATTGGATTCCTATCTTTATTCTATTTTTTTAAAATATGCTTCTGTTGAAGAATTAGAACGAGATACTCTACACATTCAAACAAATTGGAAGTTGGCAAATCATTTTGATGATGGTTGCAAAGAGTATAACGTTTGGTTTGTTGATGAAGTGGCAGTTACAAAACAACCAACTATTGTTGATAAAAAAATGATTAGAAGGTATTATGATTGGGCAAATCCAAATAACCCTTTACACGGGGCAATTATTCAACCAAATATTGAGGTATAATTAAATTATGACTTTTAAATTAACACAAGAACAGACCGAAACTATTCAAGCAGTATTTGATAAACAATCAACCGGAAAATCTGATTATGAGTGTTGGGAAGGAATATACAAACAAATTCAAAAACAAACTGAATCCGGCATTCGTATAAATGAAGAAGGGAAAGAAGACATTATAATCTTTTACCAGGAAAATATTACACCAAATGAGAAATTTTCTATTCATAAAATGAAAGTCCATAGAGATTGAGATTATTTGCAGATTATTATTACCTTTGAACTTATTTAAATTATGAACAAACGAAATGACTTTTTGTGGGTGGAATCTTACAGACCTCAGACTATTGAAGATTGTATCCTTCCAGAAGGTATTAAGAAAAC